CCTGGCGTCATCGCCAGGTTTAAAAACCTTAAGAATTCTAATAATTCTATGCGATGACACGAAGGAGAACCTCTCGTGAAATCTGACACTGTAACAGACCACATGGCTCGACCATGTGTAAGATGGAATCTTACACATGGTGTGTAATAATTCCATCTATGCTGGAGTAACGCTATTTACGTCACTCGGTAATCGTGCAGGAGCTCCTATAAAAAAGAACAAGGAGAAATCTTCTGCAGCGGCAGTGTAAAACTGTAACCAATGATATTGGTTAGCAGTTTCTCTATAGTCAAACGAAACCGATTGACTACCTTGATTGAGACCACAATATGGGTCCAATCGGGTGGCGCCAGGCTCATTGCATTCTGCATATCGTAATGCAGTCTGAAATGGGAGTTCATACTCCAAACCTGGCTGAGTTGCCACTCCTGTAAGTGCTATTCCAGCGGCACTATCTTGACAAGTATCTGATTGCCATTTAGTGCGCTGAACTGAGCTCACTGAAGCACTTCCATTGTCATTGACAAGGAAGACTTGGCTTTCTTGAGCTAAGTGATCAGGATTTCTCCCGACTGCAAGTGGTTGCAATTGATTATTTGTACCACAATATAGCACTTTCCAACGACACCCACCACGGAAACCAACGTATGCTTGCATACAGTATCTCATCATTGTCATGGGTAGTAAATTGTAATTTACTGGTCCAGCAATTTGAGTTACTGATGACGCAATACTTGAACCATAAGATGGTCCTGGTCCACAAGGGTAATTGAACAACCGATAAATTACGGTATACCAATTATTTACGTTGAGGGTATCTGGAGGTTCAAGAGATCTATAATAATTATATCTCTTAAGGAGTGACCTGAATGATACAACAGCTTCCCCAAAATAAACATGGGATTGCTCTTTGCAAAATTCAGTATATTCGCCATTTAAGACATAAGTAGTGTCTTGTTCTGGCATGTTTTCTTGACTCGTAAAGCCTTCAATGGCTGATTGAGCAAGAGTAGGTGGTCCAACAGTCAATTCTGACATAGCATACGCCGTGTCTTGACCCATAGTGCCGGCAGGATTTCTGACCTCAAAAGAGTCTCCACCAGATATAAAGACGTTAATCTTAACATTACTGGTGTCGATTGGAGCAGCAAGCGCATTAAGAACGTACACGTTGATACGTCCATTGCAAGCAGCAACATCTTCCGCGTCAGTACCAATGGCACCTGTAGGACCCTCCCACGAACAAAGTTTTTGAGCACGAAACGTATCAACTCTTCTGTACGCTTCTTTTTGCGCCCAGTTAACTTCAAACGTAACATCTCTTTCTTCTGAGATGTCAACAATGTGGGAGTACCTATCGTTTGTGTCAGAAACTGTTCCCGCCGTAGCAAGACTCGGTTCAAATACAAACAATAGTCTGCCTCTATGATATTGTGAGGCAACAATTTGGAATCTATATCTCAAACTTCCAGACCAATGTTTAAAAGGGTAAGCAACGAAGCTCACCGGTGTCATACATCGGACAGGTACATCATTTGCTCCTGATAAAAATATTGGAGCAATCATAGGATGTACTTGGATGGAATACAATAGACCAGTATTTTGAGTGGTCGTAGTATTCCAATTGAAAAAGTCTATCCAGGCTTCTTTCTTGACCAAATATCCAAAGGACATTTGGTCTTCATCTCCCATTCCAACAGTAGTTGGATCAATAGTTAGTTCCTGTTTCGGATCTAACGTTAATTTTTGAAGGGGATCAGAACCTGAAGTATTAGACAAATTGCCAATAGGTTGAGACTTATAGAAAGCTGTATCTGTAAGTACAGCAGGTCGAGAAAAACCAAAAAGTCTAGCAATACTACTAACAGCACCACTAGCAATCTGTGTGGATTTAGCAAATTTTCCAATATATGGAATCTCTGTGAAATATCCAGCAAAATCAGCCAGTAAAGCTGCAGGAGCAGACACAACACCATCTGGTTTGTGTTCATCCGAGCCTTTTGTGTTGTTAAAAACAGGCTTACTTGACTTTTTCGGTTTTCTCTTCTTATTTTTGCTATTCCCTTGAATTTTATCAATAGCCATTTGGGCTGTTGCAGGGGAAGCAGCGGTAAGACCCGCAAATTCGACATCCTCCATCCATGCGAAAATAGATATTTCTACTTCGTCTGTAGCACCATTAGAGTGCTGTAATTGGGTAAGTTCCCATATTTCAAGAACTCCCATACGATCAATTGTTTCTTGATCTGTTAAATCAATCCAATTCGTAGCTGAGAAAAATGGCCACGAAATTTCTTGTGGTTGATTAGTTGATGGATCAATAAATACATGTGGACGTTGTGAATATAAACAGGCCATATTAGTCATAGACTTATCAGTGCCTGCTGCATTTTCGTCAGTATATGTAATACTATCAGCATAATCCACTGGTCCAACAGTGGTTGTATTATTGTCGAATTTTGAAGGACGCATACCAATAAACATACGACCATAATGAAAGGGTGAACCATTGACCAAAATCTTGAGTTTCAAAGTTCCATGTAGTAATTTAAAAGTTTCTATTTTATTTACTACTTTAGGATCACTAAGAAATAAATCCCAAGGGTTAATAGCATTCACATATTGTGGAGATTCATTGACTTCCCATATTTTAGAAAATATTCTAATGGGACGAGACATAAATGTAGTCAAATCCACAGCTTGTGAATTCTCTTTCATGTAAGTAGGATCACTAAGTGGCTTTCCAATCATAAGTTGATATTGTTCAACTTGATCAGAAAAACCAACATTAGTTTCCTGTTGTAAACCTGATTCTTCTACTTTTGTAGTTTCTTCTACAGCACTTTGTGCCGTAATATCAGAATCATTTGTAGTAGATTCAGGTTGTTTTTCCTCTGGAATAGTTGGTAAATCAGAGGGAATGTAACCTAATTCTCTCGAATAAGCTACGATGTCATGCGCTTGGCATTGTGCACAATCACATCTAACATATTTGCTAGATGGCATGCAACAATTGCTTGGCATATGAGTTGGCATTTTAAAATTGAAATTCATAATGCTTTAAATTTAAGGGACGTACCCTAAAGAGGCTATCTGCGCGTGCCTGTGCGTGCTATAAAGTTGCAAACTATGAATTAACGAACTCCCAATTAAGGGCGACGATATCATTTTGTAAGGGCAAATGAAAGAAAACCCATATATAAAATTACATATCTCCGAACCTTTCAAGATAAAGTTCCTCAAAGGTTTTTATTTTACAATCGGGGAGATAACATCTTAATTCAAATTCATCTAATAATGAATTTAGGAAGTTATGTTCTTCCAAAAATTTCTTCTTACCATATTGAAAATATTCTGTATTGGCAGAAGAAATAATTTGAGCGCATTGTTCCTTAAAAGTAATAGTTTTTGATTTTGTGCAAATACTAAGACTCTTAAGAATAGATCCTTCATCTAAAGGAGCTTGAACAACACCAGGACGGTAAACACTAGGGATAAATTTTCTTTTAAGAAAATCTACATCCTTAATATTGATAAATGGTACCGATTCTGATTCCTTATCAGCCATTGTATAAGTTACACCTCTTTTAGTGAGAGCTGTACTAATAGTAGTATGGTTGAGCCATGGAACACTAGATGATGCACAATTGTCATCACCGTATGTTAAAATGGCCATGGAATCTTGAAAACGGGCATAATCAATCTCGTTTACACCTCTCTCTTCTTCTATATCCATAGCGGCTAACATCATATACATAATGTTACACATACCATTAATAGGAGTTGTGAGAGGATGTCCACTCGGATTACTACCGAACATACCTACTACTGTTCCAAAAACATTGGAAAGTGGGTAGCAAATATCCGTAGCTAATCCACGCATGATCATAAGATCTTCGTCAGACCATCCATTGTCTCGGCAAATTCTAATTAAAACATTAAAACTTGCTGTCATTAACTCTGGTGGCATATTCTTGTCGAAAGCCTTATAATCTCCGGCAATCATATTATCTTTACCATGTTTGGTAATATATTCATATATGGTTGTCCAGTCGCTACCGTGTGCGTTAGCACCGATAGCCATTCCAAATTCGCACCTTTTCTTTCCAGATACGAGTGGAATGAGCCACAGAAAATACATACGTACCATAATCATAAAATGAAGTGGTCCGCTATTAAAAATTCTGCATTTTTGTTTCATGAGTTTAGACTCAGAGATAGGTTCATCTTTGAAATTAAAATCCCAGATGATATCACCTCTTTCACCTCTAAGGTATTTAGCCTTGAGGTTGTTAAACTCCTTCAAAATATCTTCAGTTAGTTCATATTTAACGGCATGACCTGGTTCAGGTTCGCCAAGAACTAGATATTTAGATTTTGCACCTTTATGTGCAAAGCCTCCTGAAGTTGAAACTGGTACTCTATCTATGTAAGAAGCACCATCGTAACCGTTGACACCAACATCAATATCATACGGTTCACATGGAATAACGAATTTATTTTCTTCGATTTTCCTGCTATACCAAGCATATAGAGCATCTTCTGCTCTTTGTATATTCTTGGCTGGAAAACTAGGTTTGATAAACATAGGAGCAACATTTTGTTTGCAAGCTATGGAAGATTTTACTCCTTTTGGAGAAAAGTGTGTGAAATCTAATTTTCCGTAATGTTGTAGAACACGCTCAGCCATAAGAGTATGGCAGACGAGCGTCTTCATTTTACGACGATGAGTGTTCAAAGAACCTATCATCATCATGGATCCACCTTCTGTCAAACGAATAGGACATTTTCTGTCTTGTGTTTGAGTAATGGACAAATCTTCAGAAGTTTCATAGTGCTCATTCAAATCTACACCATTATAAGATAAAGGTGTAAATTTTGAGTCGTCTAAATCTGGATTGATTAGACAAGCGGCATAAACTTTGAAGTGTGATCCAAAAGGTGCTTTCTTAGCACCAACGTGGAATCCAGCAATGAAGCAACCATTAAGTGTTTTAACTATATATGGTGCTCCACATTCTCCAATAATGGTCTCAACTTTAGTATAAGCTGTGTAGCCATTATAAGCATAGGAGAAATATTTGTCATTATAAGAAATTGGACTCGTTTGAAGAGCTTCAAATTCTTTATGAGCAATTAATCCATCTCGTTGACGAATAACAATGGTACCAGATGTTTTTCCTTTAATTAATCCTGGTAAAAGGAATTTTCTAACATCGCGGAAAGTTCCAAGAGCAGAATGTCTAAAGAATATAACATCTGTTGGTCCATATCTCTCATCAAATTCAAAATTGGTTTCATCAACCAATACTTTGAATCTGCTAGGTCCTCCTTGTTTGGTAATATCATGTCTAATAATATCCATTCTCAGAGGAAAAGCATGTTTGAGTGAATCAAAATAATGTTTTGGTAATGCCATAACATTACCGTACAGTCCCAGTCCACATATTCTATGATATTGACTTTCGGCGAGATTTTCTGCTACTAAATGGCAGCAATTAAGCTCGATACTTTTGACTAACTGATCAAAAGTAACTGTACTTGGAGCACCGGAAAGACGTGTAATATTTTCATATTGTGCTTCCCAGTGGTTGGAATCAGCTTGATTTTGATCTGGTTCTGGTTTAGATTGTGGGTGAATTGTACTATATAATTGTACAACTGTATAAAGTGCACCCAAAACTGCTAAAGTGCCAGCTACAGAATACTTGTTATAATAACAAGATAAATCATGCTTGATTGATTGGAGTAATATACCACGGCCATAAGCACGTTGGCATATTCCATTTGCCCAAGTTTGCCATGAATCACAAATACATCGTGATGCAACAAACATAGGTAAATATGCAAACCACCAAGGTACTCCAAACCTAGATGGTAATTGTCTAATGGTAACCACAACCTTCTTAGTAAAATAATTAGGTTCGCCATTTCTATAAGCTCTAGATACAATCTTATGTAAACACCAAAAAACTACAAGTTTTAATATGGTGAAAAGAATAATCCAAGAGCTAACATTCTCGATAATAAATTTAGTAGCATTAACAGCTCTAACAATAGTATCGACACTATGCTGTGCTTCAGTGCACGAGCAAATGGCTTTTGGTACTAGACATTGTGAACAAAGTTCACTATCCATGAAATGTTCTGCACTTTTCTTGGCATGTTCACCTCTAAAATGATGAGGTTTTTGAACTTTTTCTAATAAAAAGCGAGAAAGTTCTGCTAATGATAAAGCAGTACAATCCGTTTTATTGGATAACCAAGTTTGTGAAACCTTATCCCAATAAACGGGAATAGATTTGCTAGTAAGAACTTTATATTTTCTAATATGAAATTCATGGAGTTCATGGTTTTTATAACCATCTTCGGAGAGATCTCCCTGGAGCTGTTGTTCACCAGGTTTCTTATACTCATCCTTTACTGTGACTTCAATAAATAAGTCACGTCTATATGCACCACCACCAGGTCTGAAAACTTTAGAAATACCAGCATCATAAGAGTTGGTTGTTTTCATAATATATTTACAAGTAAAAGGAATCATTCCTTTATCTTCTAAATTTGCCTGATTGGTAACATAAGCAACAGTATTTGCAAATTGGATGCACTTGGAATTAGCGCCTCCTTTCTTTTGCAAGTTAATGTCATCATTGAATTGATCAATATCGTCAATTTTACAAACTTCATGTGAAGCTTTAAATTCTGACATATATTCATCATCTTCATTAAAGACATAAACAAGTTTGGGGTCAAATTTAGTATTTGACACACCAAGGTATCTATCATTCTCATAAAGACAGTGTAAGATTTTATCCATAAGCGTTGATTTTCCAACACCTGGAGCACTGAATAGTACGATAGATATAGGTGCTTTGCGCTCAGTTTTAATACAAAGTTTATCATCAACTCTATATTTATAACGAGACAAAGCGGCTTGTTGTTTTTTGAGGATAGCTGCCTTGTACTTATCCGCGGCATAGAAACTCATTAGTTTCTTGCCAGTTTCCAGAGTCTCATCGACTTTGCGTCGATAATCATCCAAAGACATTTTATGATTTGCTAACAAAGCAAACTTATCGCTGTAATACGTAAGAAAATCAAAGTCTTTTTCATAATCGATAATTTCTTGATCATCTATGTATATAGCGTTATAATTACCAGTTTCAAGGTACAAGATAACCTTGTCGGTAATAAAAGTAGCACCATCAATAATATGAAGTGCGATATTTACAGCATGAGTATTATCATACTCTTTTTGCAAATTTTTGGCATGAAGCTCAGAAAATCCAAGCCATGTCGAATCTACACCAGATTTAACAAAGAGTGGTGTACATACAAGGAATGAACAAAAAGTAGCGAATCTCTTAGCGAAATCACTATTTTTAATTTGTTCAGATTTGCTCAAACAAGCTCTAATATCTTTAAGAATTTGTTTGAAAGTGAGTTTATCTACAGCTCCTTGAGCGTAGGTAATATTGGATCCTTCTTTTTTGGGTCGTCGATATAAATTGACGCCTAAGCAAAGAAAGATAAAAGCTAAAACATACTTCTCATATTTACGAGTAAATTGAGAGTAAGTTAACCCAAACATATCACGCAAATACGAATGTATAGCAGTAATAAATGAAATGGGTGAAGTACATTCCTGTAACCTTATAAAAAAGTTAGTATGAATGTACAAATATTCCTCAATGTTTGAGGATTTGTTTCCAAAAATTTTGGAAGAAAGGGTTTGGCCTTTAAAGATAGCCGAATCTAACAATTTAATGTCTTGTTGGGACAAAAATTTAAAATAATCCATAATTGAAGTATTATTTCGGGCATTACCCGTAAAGAACAGCCTTCAGCGGCTTAAACTGACTTAAGTTGTCACCTATAATATGTTCTCACTTAAGAGAAACTAAGGTACTTTTATGGCAACTAGTACGAAACCGCATATTTTGAAAAACATGCAAAACAAATAAATAATGTGTGTATTCATATCAAATTTTAATGATAAATGTCAACACAAGACAAAATTAAGAGGGGGATCAGTTTCCCAGCTTAATTAAACATGAAAACTAAAAACGTTTCATAAAGTGCTCGTCGTGAGAGCATTAGCGTTAAGGGGGGAACAGAGCGTGATCCGCGAGAATAAGTTCTGGAGCCCGATCTACCTGTAACTTACGTGATTAAATCACCACAGTCGATCTTCTTTGAACACCTCTAATACTAAAGTATTCACGAACTTACATTAAATTCTGTCGTCTATAATTTCCCTGCAATTAATGCGGGAGGTCTGATTAGACCCAGATAAAATTCTGTATAGCTCATAAAGAGCTATACAGAGT